ATCTTCTGAATGATTACAAAACTTAGCGTTATCACCACACAAAATCCAAACATTATTTTCATAGTAAACCCAAGATTTTAATTTGTCGGCGTTTTCCTTTGATAAAGTACCTAATAGATTACGAAACTCTTTGCTGGTAAACCTTTGATCAACATCAGGATTAAACTTCCATATTATTTCACCTTTTTTAACTGGTACGGCTGTAAAAACACCCATACCTTCAATGTCGCTTTTTGCTATGTATGTTGGTATTGTAAACATATTTTAACTCCTTACATAATTATCTAACTTATTGAAGCATTCGTTCAACCACTGGGGAAAATTGGGTATATTATTTGATATTCCATCCTGACCAATCATTTTTAACAATTCAAAGCGGTTAAGCTTCTTTATTGGATTATCCAACACTTCTTTAATGTGAAGCTGAGAAATCGTAGTCAAAAACGTATCACTAAGCTGCATTATAGCATAGTTTCTTTCCACATCGGACCAATGCTCAACTATTGTGTTATAAACCTTCAATTTACCTATATTAGACTGTGCATTTTCCTTTATGGCGATTAAATCCACCTTGTCCCCAGCCAATATAGGGAAAGCCTTTAAAATCGTCTTTAGGCCGCATCCACGTATGCCCGGCACGTTATCTGACACATCCCCATCCAAAGCCCTAAAATAGACAAAATTGACGGAACTTACACCATATTCATTCAATACGTCTTCCGGCCCATATAGCTTCTTTTTAGTGGGACTCCAAACCTTTACGTATTCATTTACAACCTGTAAGAAATCCTTGTCGGCAGATAAAATTATAGAGTTCCAATCCTTGAAATAATCCAAAGCTAAATGAGCTATGGTATCATCAGCTTCTACATTATCAATGGACAGGACATTTAGGGGAAGTTGTCTTAAATAGTCAACCAATCTTTCATATTGTTTTTTAAGGCTTAGATTTTCTTCATCCAAAGTGGTATCTTCACTAATTCTATTAAGACGGATATTTGTCTTTCGTCTTTTCTTGTACTCAGGATAAATCTTTCTTCTTTTTAGTGAACCACCAACTCCGTCAAAAACAATCACACACCTATCAGGCTTAAAAAGTTTTACAGCATACCCCACACTTTTAAGAAATCCTGTAATACCACCAGCGTGCATCCCATTATCATTGAGTGTCGGTATGGCTGTAAAACATCTTATGAAAGTATTGTATCCATCAACTATCAGTACGTCTTTTTTAACAGAAGATATTCCTTTTTCCTCTGCTAATTTCTTTTCAGCTTTTAGATTTTCCCAAACAGAAAATACGTCTATAGCCATACTTTACACAAGTTTACTAAAAAACTGCTTTAATGTTAATACTCTTATTTTTTTACTTATCTTTTCACTAGCATCGGTAATCATAATATAATCTTCATCATTTAATTCAGATAATTTTAATTCTTCCAAATCAGATACTCTTGTACCATGACCAAAACATATATTACTTATTGGAGTCCACCACCTTGCGGTCCCAGCAATAATTTTACCGTCTTCTTTACATATTCTCATATTATTAATCTTCATCCGTTACAGATTCATCAACCTCAACACTTTCATCAATCGCTCCTATACCAGCGTCTCTGTATTTCATTATGTATTCTTCAGCAATTGAGTTATACACTTCATCTTTGAATCCTTGGTCTGTATTTACTTTTTCAACAAACTCTGGAACACTTACACTAATAGTGTCCGATGGAAGTTTTATTTTGTATTTGTCTCCGTCTTTTCTGGCCTTTCCATTTTCCTTCAAGAAATCCAACCAACTTTTCAAGTCCTGAACCCCCGAATCAAAATGAATCTCAAATAGAGCGGTTCTTTTTGGTGGACCCATTCTGTTTTTGGTAACGACCGCTTTACAATTATTACCAATGATTCTATTACTTCTTTTCAAAGCACCTGTATTACCAAGTCTTACTCTTACAGAAGCAGCAAATGCCATAGCTTTACCCGAAGGTACAATCCATTTATCACCAAACTTTACAGCGCTTAGATTCATTCTTAATTGATTCGTTACCACCAATAGTATTCTTTGACGGGCTATAAGACCGGTTAGTTTTCTTAATGATTTACCTATTACAATAGCCTTTGAGGTACCGTATCCATCTTTTCCGTGACCTGATTCCATTTCAGTTTCACAAGAAGCCTGCGTTAGAGAATCTACAACTATTGTCATTAGTTTATCTGGGTTACTTTTTCTTACCAATCCAATTGTTTCCTCTATTTTTGAAAATATTTCTTCTACAGTATAAAGTTGAACCATATCCTTTACACTAACACCCAACGCTTTTAAAAATTGAGTAGATACAGCATTTTCACTATCAATCAAAGTAGCATAACCACCCATTTTTTGGGTACTAGCAATGATATGTCCACATATCAAAGATTTACCTGATGACTCAAGACCTTCTAAACTTACAATTCTTCCTGATGGAAGACCACCATTTTTTCTATTTGAAATAGCTAAATCAAGCAACGAAGACCCCGTAGAAACCCAATCCGTTACCATTGATGAATCTTCTTCTTCATCCAAAAAATAAGCAATCCTACTTCCATCAACTTGTGATTTGTTTAATCCTTTTACAACAAGCTCGGCAAGTTCATCTCTCTCTACCTTTTGAACCTTGTCAGCTTCACCATTTACATGTACAGTTTTTCCTTTAGGCATAACTTTAAGTATTAACAAATAAGATGCTACACTTTATAATGTAGCATCTCAAGTTATTTTATTTTTTATTATTAGACCTTTTTATCTGGAAAGAGATTCTTGAAGGCTTCTTCAAAGTCATCAACATTCACTTTCTTTGATTTTTGGGCTGTTGGTGAAGCAGGCGGAGTTGCCTCTGCCTTTACTTCTGCGACGGTTGTTGGCGCTGTTGCGGCGGCAATTTCCTCTTCGGTTGGAATAATAACAGTATCATCCTCTGCTTCTACATCTTCCACTTTTGGAGAAGTTCTTTCCGCTCCTCTTGGTTGAGAATCAACAGAACTACCACTTCTTTTATTTTCTAATTTAACCTCAAGGGCCGCTGCCAAGTCCTCATAAGTAGCAACTTCATAAACATCAAAGATGTCAGGTTGTTTCTTTGTAATTAGTTCCAATATTTCCTTTGCTTTTGGATGACTTGGATCTATTACTGGCCTTGGTTTTGGTTTAATGAGTATTTTTGTGTCTGGAAAATCAGCATTTAATTCTTGTGCTGTTTTGAAATCCACAACAATATCATAACCATTTACTAGGTCTGTAATATCACCATATTCTGGTTCTACCAGTGCGGAGTGTAGTTGTTCACAAACTCTTGCGCCGAATCCCCAAAACTTTACGCCTTCCTCTTCCTTTTCACGGATTATGATAGGAACGTAAGTTCTCTTTTTTGGTTGATATTGCTTACCTTCTTGCCAAGTATCATTGACTTTTTGGAGTCTATTTGCCAATTCTACAATCGGATCTGCTTTATTGATTGTGGAAGGACTTAGATAGTTTCTCTTGTCCCCATTAAAATCAAAATGCCAATACAATTCAATGAATGGATAATCCGGACTCTGCTGATAAGGCACGATCCTGACTACTTGTTTACCGGGTTCAGGCTTCCAGATGTATTTTTTGATGCGCTCAATTTTTTCTTGTTGCTCTGGGGTGTATTTTTTGCCACCTGTTTTGGTCTTGTCGAAGGACTGAAGTTTGCTTCGTACCTTGTCCATATTTAGTTTCATATAATTACCTTTAATTAAGTTTTAAGTTTTATAAATTAATCTTTAACTACGATAAGTTAATTCTCAATTTACGAATAAGTAGTATCTCAAAAATGAAAACGCAAATCAATTTATTTTACGATCTTTTTAACTGATTATTTCCAAAATCTTGATTGGAATTATTTTAATGGAAGGAGTTCCGGTAACAATACCAGTGATAACCAAAGAGTTAGAATAGGTAGCCCAGTTGATGGAAAACGTCTTATCAAATACGCCATTATTTTCATCTTTGATGAGTTGATTCATAGCGTTTAGAGTATATAGAGTATTGGTCTGTTTCTTTCTGTGGATGGAAATTGTATTTGGAAACTTTGGAAACTCCTTATTCTCACTTATAATATTGTACGTTATGAATATCTCCGTTGGAGCATTTACATTAAAGAATACAAAAAATCGGTTGTTATATACAGGATAAAACTTCTTGATTTCTTCTATTATGTTTCTAAATGTTATGTCCGAAGAGAACGTGCATAAAAGCTGTCTCTTATCGTTCATATTGTTTTTTATGTTCCTCTATGTGCTCCCTTAAATATTCTGGTGCGTTGTGAATAAACCATTCTACCATTTCATCCAACATATAATCATCGCCTCTCAACATAGTCTTTATCATTTGTTTATTAGCGTTTTTTTCTTGTGAAGATTTTGCTGGTAGTGGCGGCAAGTCAGTAGGCTCTTTCACTTCTGGTGGCTCCTCTGCTGGTGCTGCAGATTGAGGCGTTTGTTGTGGTGCTGCCGTAGTCTGTGCTTGTATAGGCTCTGATGGAGTTTCTTGAGATGATGGCGGCGAAGCCTGCGATACAGGTAGACTCGTTTTTGGCTGATCTTCTGCTGGTTTCTTAGCCGATTCTGGTTCTTTCTTCTGGTTTGAAGAAGGTGGTGTAGAAGATGGTTGATTTGATGTAAAAAGATTTGATTTTCCTTTAGTTGGGTCTTTCTCAAAATGAGTACCAGCTTTTATAGCATCATCTTTGTACTCTTTTGTTGGAAAAGTGACTAGAATACCATCCGCATTGTAAGCCTGTCTTTCAGGATACTTACCTTCCAATACCCTATTAGAAAATGATATTGCTTCGGTTTCGCTTATACCCTTTTT